GCAGATGGCGAACGCCGGATGTGCAGGCAAGTTTACCGGACGAACCTCAGTCTCCCGCAAGAGATTGAACCGTTCCGCCTGCCGTCGAAGCGGGCCAAGTACGCCCCAGACTGGAACCACCACAACGTGCGCCGGACGCGGGAGCGGTTTATTTCGGCGGTAGTGCCGGAGGGCGAAGGCGAGGCTGTGTGCATCGCTGTGGAGCACCCTTCTAAGCTGTTCATTACCCAGGACTTTCTCGTTACGCACAACACCGCATTGCTGGCGTGGGTCATTCTCTGGTTCGCTCTCAGCCGCTACCCCTACAAAATTCCGTGTACGGCGCCGTCGGCCTCGCAGTTGACTTCGGCCCTGTGGCCTGAGATCGGCAAATGGTACCGGAAATTGCACCCTGCTTTGCGGCGGATGCTGCGGCTCACGTCTGACCGCCTGGAACTCGTTTCCGGGGAAGGGACTTCGTTTGCTGAGGCTCGGACGAGTCGGCAGGACCAACCCGAAGCCTTGCAGGGCTTCCACGAAGACAACCTGCTGTTCGTCGTAGATGAGGCGTCCGGTGTGCCGGACATCGTGTTTGAGGTCGGCGCGGGCTCGCTCTCGACCCCTGGGGCCAAGATTATCCTGACGGGGAACCCGACGCGGACTTCAGGGTATTTTTTCGATGTGTTCCACCCAAAGCCGGGGCAGCGCAAGTGGTGGACGATGCGGGTTTCGTGCCACGAGTCTACGCGGGTTGACCGGCAGTGGATCGAGGAAATGGAGGCGCAGTACGGCCCGGACTCCGTGCAGTATGCAGTGCGCGTTCTGGGGGAATTTCCCGCGACGGATGAGGTTTCTTACTTCCCCCGGCACTTGGTCGAGGCGGCGGTGGACCGCCGGAAGATCATCGAGTTGATCCCCGGAACCGTGGTCTGGGGGGTTGACGTGGGCTGGCAGGGCGACCGCAGTGCGGTCGCGAAGCGTTCGGGCTCCCACTTGTTGGAACCTATCACTTGGTGGTCCGGCAAAGACCCCATGCAGTCCGTGGGCAAGGTCATGCAGATGTACGAGCAGACGCCGCGGCACCTGCAACCTAAAGAAATTCTGATCGACGTGATCGGTATGGGCTCGGGCGTTTTCACGCGGCTGCGTGAGCAGGGCCTTCCGGCCGTAGCCGTCAACGTGTCAAACACCGCCATGGATACCAGCCAGTACGCCAAGGTGCGGGAAGAGTTGTACGGCAAGGCCCTCGACTGGTTCCGTCTTCCTGACGTGACCATCCCGGACGACGAGGAGTTTATAAAGGAACTCAACCACTTGCAGGGTAAGCTCCAGTCCAACGGCCGTGTCTACGCCGAGAGCAAGAAGGACATGAAAGCGCGCGGGCTGCGGTCGCCGGACATCCTGGAGAGTTTCATATTAACCTTCGCGGCCAGCAGCCGCTGGGAGCGTAACCTCTCGCCTTTCGTAGCGCAGATGGGCGTGATGATGCCCCCGGCGGCTAACCGCGAGTACGACCCGAGGAGGTGGTGATGCCGCTGTTTCGGAAGGGGAATGACCTGGTTGAGGCCTACCGGCTTCCGCAGGCGGGCAAAGAGCCGACCGACGGGCTGATGTTCTTCCTGACGGCCAACGGACACCCGGAGCATCTTATCCCGCCCCTGTGTGCGAAGTACGCAGGCTGTTGGATGGTCCTTACGTCCAAGGGCCACCTCGCGCCCTACGGGCACGAGAAATTCCTGGAAGACTTTGAACGGGTGTAATCATGCAAGCAGGTGAACCCATCGAACGCGCATACTGGGTCTACGACGGCATGAGCCGCGAGGCCGCCGCCGCGGTCATCGAGCGCTCGCTTCGCGAAGCCTTCGAGGCCGAAAGGTGGGCACACTCCCCGGTGCGGTATGAGGACTTGCCGGCCGGCAGTCCACGCCTGCCGGAGCCTCCGGTCTTCACTCACCAACTGAACCCTTACTGCCTAGTCGGCTGGGCCGAGGCCGTGGCGCCGCTGCCCGTGGCCTCGGCGACTGGCGACCTCGCCCGTGGTGATCTCGAACGCCTGCGCACCATCGTGCGGGACAAGTGGGCCGCCGCCAACAACGGCGAGCGTCTGGGGGACGAGGCCGCGGACGCGGTCATAGATCAGCTTACGCCGGCAACGGTGCGGGGGCTGGTCAGCCCATGAGAAAAGCCGTCGTCGTCTTTACCCACCAGGGCCGTTCCATGTTCGACTGGGCTCTGCATCCGCAGTTCCGGCATTGCTTCGTCGTCGTGCAGGACGACAAGGGGCCGTGGATACTCATCGACCCCCAGGGCGGCGTGCCCACCCTGAGCCTCATTGGCCTGGGTGATTTTGACGTTGTGGGCTTCTACCAGAAGATGGGCTTGACCGCGGTGGAGGTCCAGCGCCCCTGCGAGCCGCCGCGTTGGCCGTTGACATTGACCAACTGCGTAGGCATGGTTAAAGCCGTGCTAGGGTTGCGCGCTCCGTTGGTGTTGACGCCCTATGCCCTCTATCGGAGATTGACGCAATGAAGATTCGGATTGAGAAGGCTGCGACTTCGGGGTGGGTCGTGTATGCTCTTCCCGACGAGCGCCACCTCACCCCCGTGCTTGATCGGGCCTTCGCAACTGCGGAAGAATTGCTGGCGTGGCTTTCCGGTGAGATGCACAAGGCCGAGGGACCGTTGGCTTTTGTGGAGTCTGTCTGATGGGTAGTATGTTTTCCGCCACGCCGCAGGCGCCGCCGGCCCCCGTAGACCGTGCGGCTATTGCAGAGGAGGCTGCGCGTCAGCGTGCCAAGGAACTGCGCGCCCGCCGGGGGCGTTCTTCAACGATCCTGACGGACCTTGGTAGCGACCAGCCTTCGGGCGAACTACAGCGTCCGACCCTCTTGGGGCAGTAAATGAACTCCGTCACGGACCTTCTCGCACGCCACCGCAAGCTCAAGGGTACCCGGCGTACCTGGGAACAGACCTGGCAGGAACTCGCCGAGGTTCTGCTGCCGCGGCGTGCCGACTTTACGGTCCAGACGACGGTGGACGGTGAGCGCCGGATGGACAACGTCTACGACAGCGTGCCGATGCAGGCGCGGCGTAGTCTGACCACGGCGATTGATAGCCTTATTAAGCCCCGCAATGTTCAGTGGTTCCACGTCCGGCCGCGCAATGAGGACCTGACCCAGGATGAAGAGGTGATGCGCTGGGCGGAGATCGCCAGCAAGCGCATGTTCAACGCCATTTACTCCCGCGAGGCGCGGTTCATTCAACGCTCCGGTGAGGTCGATAATGACCTCGTGACGTTCGGCACGGGCGTGATGTTTACGGGCGAGGCCTCCCGTCCGGGCAATCTGACTTTCCGGTCCTTCCACCTGCGCGATACGTTGATCTGCGAGAACGCTGACGGCGTCGTGGATACGGTGATGATTACCCTGCACCTGACGGCCCGGCAGGCCGTGCAGCGCTACGGGGCCGACAATCTTAGCCGCGAGATCAATGACGCTCTGTCCATGGGCAAGCCCGAGGATACGTTCGAGTTCCTGTGGGTCGTAATGCCTCGCGAGGACGCAGACCGGACGAAGCTCGGCGCCAAGAACATGCCCTGGGCCTCGGTCGTAATTGAGTGCAAGGCTGAGAAGATTGTCCGTGAGAGCGGGTTCGAGGAGTTTCCGTTTGCCATTCCGCGGTGGGACACGGCCTCGGGTGAGGTCTACGGGCGCAGCCCCGGTATGCTTGCGCTGCCCGACAGTGAGACGCTTCAAGCCATGGGCAAGACTCTGCTGGTGGCCGGCCAGCGGGCGACAGACCCGCCCATGTGGGCGTTGGGCGATGGGCTCATGTCGGCGGCGCGAACCTTTCCCGGCGGGATTACCTACATCGACGGCGCGGTGGCGCGCCAGTTCGGCCGCGTGCCTATCGGTGAACTCCAGACGGCGGCGCAGATTCCCGTCGGTCGCGAGATGCAGAACGACCTGCGTGAGCAAATTTGGGGTGCCTTCTTCCGGAACGTGCTCCAGTTGCCGGTCAACGCGCCGCGCATGACAGCGACGGAGATCATCGAGCGCAAGGAAGAAATGCTCCGGGCGGTTGGGCCGGTGTTCGGCCAGCTTGAAACGGACTACCTCGCCGTGATCGTCGAGCGGGTATTTGGTATCATGTTCCGCGCGGGGGCCTTCCCGCCGGTCCCCGAGGCTCTGCTTGGGCAGGAAATCGACTTCCGGTTCGAGAGCCCTATCCTCCGCGCTCAGGCGCAAATCGAGATGGTCGGCCTGTCCCGTTCGCTGGAGATGCTGGCTCCGGTGCTCCAAGCACGGCCTGAGTTGCTCGACAACTTCGATTGGGACGCCATCACGCGCGACACGCCGAAGGCCGGCGGGTTCACTTACAAGTGGCTCTTGCCGGAAGACGTGCGCGATCAGCAGCGGCAGGCGCGGGCGCAACAGCAGCAAATGGCGGAGATGGCCGAGATGGCGAATAGCGCCGCTGGGGCTGTCGGTAAGCTGGCGCCGCTGATGCCGCAGGAGCAACAGTGACCACCCGGAAAGAAGCCGAAGAGCGGGGCTACATTGCTGAGAGGCAGCGGGCGCAAGAGGAGAAAATCCTCTCGTCGGCGTACCGCAAGCTCGGACGCATAACGCCTCTGGACCCGGACAGCCTGCCCCGCCGTACCGACAACGAGTATGATCCGAGGAAGCGATGAGCGACGACGCGCAGGCCCTGATCTTCTCGCTGGCTCCGGCGCGCGTAGGCTACGGTGGCTACACCAAGGCTGATCGCTACCGCGACTTCCGGGCGGTTTTCTTTGGCGAAGCGTCCGCGATCCAGAAGGAGCGGGTGCTGTATCAGATACTCGCGGAATCCGACATCATGGGCGATCCCATAGGCCCGGACACGCATGACACTTACCGGCGGCTGGGGCGGCGGGAGGTCGGGGTTAATCTCCTGGCGATCCTGACGAACGAGCCGCAGCCTGACAACCTCGTGCCCACAACTGAAGCGGAGAACACGACAAATGGCTGACGAACAGAATACCGAGACCGCGGCTCCCGAAGCCGAGGCTGCGCCCGCACCGGAGGCCGAAGCGCCGCAGGGTGGGACCACGCTGACCGGAGATCAGCAGGCAGAGCCTACGCCGCAAGAAGCTGCTGATTGGCGGGCTTCGCTCGACGACGACCTCAAGGCCTGGGCGAACAAGTTTGATTCCCCGGCGGCCGCACTCAAGTCGCACCGCGAGCTTGAAAAGCGCCTCGGCAAGTCTGTGGTCATGCCGGGCGAGGACGCCAAGCCCGAAGAAATCGCGGCATTCCGGAAGAAGGTGCTGGGCACTCCTGACAGCCCCGAGGGCTATAAGATCACCCTGCCGGAGCACGTTCCGCAGGAAGTGCGCGACAATCCGCTGAGTGATCCGATGGTCAAAGAGTTCGTGGAGCAGTCGCACGCCCTCGGCAAGTCACCCGACCAGGTGCAGGCGGACCTTGACCTGTTCTACAAGGCGATGAGTTCGATTCAGGAGCAGGCCGAGCAGCAGGCGGCGCAGCGTTCGCAGGAACAGCTTGACGCTCTCAAGCAGGAGTGGCGGGGCGACTTTGAGCCCAACACGGTCTACGCCCAGCGGGCGGTTAAGCAGTTCGATACTGACGGACAGTTTAAAGAGTTCCTGGAGACGGAGACCATCGGCGGCATCCCGGTTGGGAACCATCCGGCATTCGCGCGGTTCTTCGCCAAGGTCGGGCGCGCCCTCTCTGAGGACAGCGTGCAGTTGGAGCCGACCGAGACCGAGATCGCCTCGTACAACGAGCAGGCCAACGCGATCCGCGCCAAGCGGAACGAGGCTCTGGCTCGGGGCGATAACGCTGCGGCGCAGCGGTTCGATGCTCAGGAGCGCGAGATTTATGCTCGCATGGGCAATCAGCCCATCGTGGGTACGGCTGGGCGTTCTGCATAAACCCTCTTGTCAAGGGGGATAAATTCCCGTATTTGTCCCCCTATACGTTCGGCTGGCCCCGTTAGGTCTGGTCGAGTAGGCCCGCAAGGACAACCCGCTCACCGCCCGCTGTAGGGATAACCTGGGAAACGTAGTCCATCATCAACCTTGAGGATGTGCTATGTCTACTAGCATTGATACTGCTTTCGTGAAGCAGTTCGAGCGGGAAGTGCATGAGGCGTTTCAGCGCCAGGGCACCAAGCTCCTTTCCACCGTCCGCCTGAAAACGGGCGTCGTCGGTTCTTCCACCACGTTCCAGGTCATTGGTAAGGGCGTCGCGACGACCAAGGCTCGCCACGGCACCATCACGCCGATGAACCAGCAGCACACGGCGGTCGAATGCACGCTGTCCGACTTCTACGCCGGCGATTGGGTCGATAAGCTCGATGAGCTGAAGATCAACATCGACGAGCGCATGGCGGTCGCTAACGGCGGTGCTTATGCTCTCGGCCGCAAGATCGACGACCAGCTGCTGACAGCCATGGACGGCACCACGCAGACGGTCGTGTCCTGGGTTGTGACCTCGGAGGCGGCGGTTCGTAACTCGCTCATCAATATGGTGAACGCGGCGAACTCCAATGACGTGCCGGATGACGGCCAGCGCTACTGCGTCATGTCGCCGAAAGCGTGGGCGTTCGCTTCGACGGTCGAGGAGTGGTCGAGCGCCGATTACGTCAATCCGCAGGACCGCCCGTTTGCAAACATGTTCCAGATGAAGGACTGGATGGGCGTCAAGTGGATGTCCCACACCGGCGTCCCTGGCGTCGGCGGCGCCACGTCCAAGATGTTCCTCTACCACCGTTCCGCGGTCGGCTACGGCCAGGGCGCGGCGATTACGTCGGACATCACCTGGCACGGCGACCGCGCCGCGCACTTCATCAACAACATGATGAGCGGCGGCGCCTGCCTCATCGAGGATGAAGGTGTGATCGAGGGCAACGTCGATGACACTGCCGCACTGCCGACTTCGTAAGGAGCACTGACACATGGCTTACACTGCTGGCAATCTGGTGCTCATGGCCACGGGCAATGGTTTCAACCATTACCGCTATGACACCACGGACGCCGCTACCACGGTCGATGGTGACGGCTACTTCAACAACTCAGACGACGACCTGAACCTCGCCGTCGGTGACATCATCGACGTTGTGGTCTGGGGCACGGCGGTCCGTACCGGCACCATTTCTGACGTGTCCAAGCACGTCGTCACGGTGGTCGATGCGGACGGCACCGTCGATCTCTCCGATGACCTCCTCGGCGCTACGGTCACATCAGGAGATTGACACTCTTGCGCTGAGAAAGTCGTTGACTTCGGTCGCGGTTTATTGGATACTCCTCGGGCTAACCCCCGAGGAGTATTTTTATGTCCTGGAAAGATGACTTTACCCCCGAGCAGCTTGAGGCTCGGAAGAAGAAGCAGCGCGAATACCGAAAGGCCAAACGCGAGGCGGATCGCGAAGCTCATCGCGCCGAGGCCGCAGCCTGGCGCGCTGCAAACAAAGACAAAATCGCTCAATACAACAGGAAGCAGCGGGACCGCACCAAAGCGGACCCCAACCTATTGGAGCGGGAGCGCGCTCGCGGCCGTGTGGAAAATATGACCCCGGAGCGCGTAGAAGCGAAACGGGCGGCCGGGCGTCTTTACTCCAAGAGCCTCACCGAGGCTGCGCGCGCGATGGGATTTACTCGCTACGAGCTTGAAACGGATGACGCCACTCGCGCCCGAGATACCGAGAAAATGCGGAGGTGGCGGGAAGAAAATTATGAGGCCTATATAGAGAGGACCCGCGCGTACAATCGGCGCCGCAGGGCGGAGCGCGGGCGGAGAGAGGCGGTAGATAACTACGCATATAAAGCGTTGCGCGGTGCCTTGGTGGCCGCGGATGCCAAGTCCCGTTATTTTCCAGGGTTCACGGGTCGCCAACTCAAAGCCCACTTGATGTCGCTAATGCCTAATGGGTGGACGTTTGCTGACTACGGGGATAAGTGGGAGATAGACCACATTGTGCCCGTGTCCGCGTTCGAGTATGAGTCTCCCGACGATCCCGAGTACAAGGAGTGCTGGGCATTGTCTAACTTGCGCCCTCTGTGCAAGTTTGAAAATCGGGCGAAAGGGAACCGGTGAACAGCACGCCCCCCTATTTGTATGAGCACTCTGGCCCTGTCCTCGTTTGCGGCAGCGCGTGGTGTCTGGCTGATGATTTCGAGCGGGCGCGTTCACTATTCCCTCACGCGGATGTGATCGCCGTTAACGGCGCAGCCGAGCATGTGCCAGCCAACCATCTTTACTCGCAGCATCCTCTAAAGCTGCCGCGCTGGCGGACAGCGCAATACCGGCGTTTTGGGCTTAAGCCCCCGACACACGGTGCGGGGTCGTCTCACCTCAAGACCAAGTTAGGCTGGCGTCCGCCGCTCGACGAGGTCGATTACTGGTGGGAAGGCGTGGCCTCAAAGGGCTCGTCCGGGTGGGGCGCCCGGCGGCTCGCCGCCGCTTTGGGGTATTCGCCCGTTATTCTGTGCGGGATGCCCATGGACCCTGGTCCTTACCAAGGGGGCATGGTATCGAAGTTGAACCAACAGCAGGATGTTATGGATCACTACCGCCAGCACATCATGGATGACACGGCTATGCACGATGGGGTATGGTCGATGAGCGGCTGGACCAGAGACTTGCTGGGAGCACCTGATGAAAGTACGCCGCCGGCGTGAACACCGGAAGTACACCCTAGAGCGTTTGGTCAAAGAAAACGACTGGACCTATGGCGCCGAGCTTGGCGTCTTGAAGGGCGACACCTTCCTCCATCTGTTGCGGACCTGTCCGCACCTCCGCCTGATTGGTGTTGACACCTGGGCTCCAGACTACAGCCAGGAAGACCGACGCGCTGAAGGCGGCCGGACTTATGCCGACCACCCCCTCGAAGGTTATTACAAGGCCATCCGGGCGGCATTAGCTGCCGAGGGGTTGGCTGACCGCGCGATGCTCAAGCGGACCACGACACAGTCTGCGGCTCGCTCCATCAAGAACAGTTCCCTCGATTTCGTATTTATCGACGCGGATCACACCTACGAGGGCGTGGCCGCTGACATCGACGGCTGGCAACGTAAGGTTCGGCCGGGGGGTATGATCCTGGGTCACGACTATAACCCCAGGGACTTCCCCGGCGTTGTTCAGGCAGTGAATGAGCGCTTCGCTTCTGTCCTGTTGTTCCCCGATCACGTGTGGGCCGTCGAGTGCTGATCTCTGACGGGTGGCGTGAGCAGAACGCCGAACTCCACCGTACCAACGAAGGGTTTGGTTCCAAGCCCTCGCGCGCCCGCGCGGAGAGGCTTAAGCCCTGGCTTAAAAAGGCCGACGCGAAGACCGTGCTGGACTACGGATGTGGTAAAGCATGGTTGGCTACGTACTTGCGCAAGACCCATGATGTCCGGTGCTACGACCCCGCTATCCCAGAGTTTGCGCACTTGCCCTCTCCGGCGGACTTCCTTGTATGCTGGGACGTTCTGGAGCACATAGAGCCACAGGCTCTCGACGATGTGCTTACGCACATTGCTTCTCTTGCACCGGCTGCGCACTTCACTATCGGCCTCCAGCCCGACCGCACCAAGCTGATGCCAGATGGCCGCAACCCCCACTTGATCCTGGAGCCCCCCGAATGGTGGTTGGCGAAGCTGCGCCCTCACTGGCCGCGTATGAACGGTACTATTAGTTTCCGAATCCTGGAGGTTTTTGCCCGGCGCGATGCTAACAGTCTGCACGTTTAAGTGGTCCGATCCAGGCTATCGCTGGAACCACCTGTTCACTTACGGCCCGGAGCACGTCAATCGGCTTTACCGCGGCGTGCAGCGGCATCTCTCCCCCCCGCACCGCTTCGTGTGCATCACTGATGATCCCGAGGGCATTGACCCCGAGGTTGAAGTTGTGCCCCTCTGGGATGATCTTCGCTGGATGGGCGGCTGCTATACGCGCCTGCGGGCCTTTGCTCCGGACATGGCTGAGGTGCTTGGCCCTCGATTCGTCTGGGTGGACCTAGACTGCGTTGTGGTGGGAAACCTGGACCACATCATGGCGAGGCCCGAGCCCTTCGTTATTTGGCGTAATGGTGTCTCCTCTGCTCCCTATTGCGGCTCCATGGTGATGATGGACGCAGGCGCTCGGGCACAAGTTTGGGAAACCTTTGATCCGGAAACCTCGCCGGAAGCGGCCTCGCGGTTTGTCGGGACTGACCAAGCCTGGATCGCGCATTGCCTCGGGCCAGACGAGGCGGTATGGACAAATCGCGAAGGTGTCTACTCTCGCGCAGACACGCCGAAGGCCTCGGCAATGCCGGGGTTGACCCGGCGCCGGTATGGTTGTGACCCCGGCACTTTACCTAAAGACGCGCGTATAGTATTCTGGCATGGACCATTCGACCCATCTATGCCAGAGGTGCAGGACGAATACCCCTGGGTACGTGACCATTGGCAATGAAAGGGCGACGCAATGCCGGCGCAGACTTTTGCAAAAACTCATATGACTATCGGCGAGCCCGTCACCTTCGGGCAGCGCCATACCTATGCCATCGACCACGACTTGGCAGTGATGACCGCCGCGGGATACTTCAACCCCGCGCGTTCGCGCTTGCGAGCCGGGGACACGATCCGAGTAATTCAGTTAGAATACAACGAACAGCAGCGTCCGGACAACCGCGTGGTGGCATGGACCGATCTGCTGGTGCAGTCGGTGAGCGACGACGGTGTCGAGGTTGTGGACGAGCGCCCCGCTGTCACTGTACCGGAACCCAAGGCGAAGCCGAAGACCCGGAACCGCCGGGCGCAGGAGCGTTATGTCGAAGGCAGTGACGCCAAGGTTGTCGAAGAAGATGACGGTACGTTCGCTGTTGAAACGTCCGACGGGCGCTTCGATGGCCTCAAGTCTCTTATTGAGGCGCAGGATATTGCCGCGGGTGCCGCCCCGCTCCCGCAATGAGTAAGGTTGCGGTCATCAACGTCGCCCTCCGGCGGCTGGGGCAGGAGACGATCACGTCTCTAACCGAGGGGTCACGGGCGGCGAATCTTGCCAGTCCGCACTACGACGAATTGCTGGAATTGTTGACCCGGAGCAACCAGTGGAACTGGGCTGAGAAGCGTGTGCAATTGGCCCGGTCGGCCAACACGCCGGTTTCGACGTTCGACTACCAATACTTTATGCCGACTGACTGCGCGCGCGTGGTGGTTGTTTCTGCGGACGACTCCGGCCGGACGAACGTTGATTATGAACTGACGCACGACGATACGGACGGTAACGTCCTTCTGGCCGACGCTACCCAAATCTATTTGACCTATGTGAGTTACGTCACAGATACGGCGAAGATGCCCCCGGATTTCCGGTATGCCCTCTCCATGGCGATTGCGCGTGATCTGGCGATTCCCCTGACTAATAGTCGGGGGTTGGCGGATGATATGCGCGCCGCGGCTCAGGAGGCCTGGATGCGCGCTGTGAGTACGGACGGTATTGAAGACATGCCCGACCGCCGCCCCGAGGGTTCTTGGGTAACTGCGCGCCGCGGCGGCTACGATAGTTATGGGAGCAGTTGGTAGTGAGCCGCGCCAACCCGTACCTTTCGGCATTCAACGCTGGCGAGTTCAGCCCGCGCATGGTGGCGCGGGTTACGTTTGAGCAGTACGACAACGCTGCTGCCCAGATGGAGAACTTGCTGTTGATGCCCCAGGGCGGGTTTCAGCGGCGGCCGGGCACCCGGTATATCGCGCCTGTGAAGGATCACGCGGCGGAAACGGCGCTGATACCTTTTCAGTTCTCGACCGAGCAGTCTTACGCTCTGGAGTTCGGCGACCAATATATTCGGTTCTTCCGGAACCAAGGGCAGTTGGTGACGGCCAACGTCGGCGCCACAATCACGAATGGCGATTTTACCTCCGGCATCACGGGGTGGACGGATCAGTCCAACGGTACGGGGGCTATCTCGCACAACGCTACTACGGGTCGCCTGAGCCTGGATGGCAACGGTGCGGGCAACGAGGCCATCGCAGAACAGGCAGTAACCACGACTACAGTAGGCGTAGCCCATACGTTGCGGTTCTCTTGCCATGGCGCTCCCGGTGAGTTGATGCGGGTGAGAGTAGGGTCTAGCTCGGGGGCGGCGGATTACTACGCCGTCACGCCGTTATCGGATGGCTACCACACCATAACCTTTACT